GTGATAGTGGTTTTGATTATACTGATCTGGAAGTAGGACCATCACAGGGAACTTTATACAATAGTTTTTCTGTTGGTGGTAGTAGTGGTGGTGGTCAATTAGGGAATCAAGGTCTAGAAGGATCTCCTGGCACTTCTATATCGGGTAGTAAGTATTCGTTAATATCTTGACACTATCGTAAAAACCCTGTAGACTACCTTTGTTAGGGTTGAAGAGGAGAGGCTAAGCTCTTAAAGATAAATACAAATAAGTCTTTAAGAACTTATGGCACAAACAACACCAAGAGAATCTTTAACTTGTGTTGCCATTAGTTATGTTGCTAAAGAAGGTAATCGTGCAAATATAGATCAATTCAGTCAAGCAGTAGAAAAATATTACTTCGAGAATGATAGTAATGGTATAAATTCTTTTAAAGATAATTTACCATCAGATTTTAATTTTAATAGAATTAAAGAATTATTTAAATCTGAACTTGAAGCAAGAAAACCTGGAAAAGATTATCCTAAAAATATTTACAATAAAGATTTTCCAAATGGAAAAGAATATACATCAGAGGTAGATGGTCCTACCAAGTTAGATGTAGAGATAAAGTCTGCTTTTTTAACAGCAGAAGTACTTCAAAGAACACCAATTGTACCTTCTTTATCTTCTTATGTAATACATGACCAGTCATCAGATGTGATGAAAATTATTAAGGATGATGCATTAAACAAAACTGTAAGAGCACTAGATTTACCAAAAGATGTTGGATCAGATATTCTTTCATCTATTGATTTAATTCTTATTAAAAGAAGTAGAGAGTCTGCAATACTTAATGACTTTCAAGAAAATATTGTTGGTGATAATGTTAAAAATATTGATATTTTAAACAATCTTGCTTATGGAACAACGGGCAAGAATACTTTTAGAACTTTAACAAATAAGTATTTCAAAAACAAAGAATTAGTTGGAGTATCTTTAAAGAAAGTTCCTGCAAAAAGAGATGCTGAAATTAAAATTATAGGTACGATTGCAGGAGCAAAAGATTTAGAACTTTATCTAGATCCTTATACGGAATTTCTGGGAAAAGTAAGTTCTACAAAATCTAGAGCAGAATTATTTAAGTTAATTGATAAATTAGTTGAAATTGATAAAATTATGCCAACTGAACCAAGAGCATATTTTTCTGTTAATTTTAAATTGAATTATAAAGATGTTGATATTTCTGACAAGATAGTCAAATTAAATCTTCAAATAGGAAGATCTGGATTTAATGCTGCTGAAAGTGGAAAAGGTGGATTTGTTGGTGGAACTTCATATTCTATAGGTCTTCCAATATTAAAAAAATATCCAAGATATAATCAAATGGTACGAGAAGTAATATCAATTCGAGAAAAGGCTTTTAAATTTGTAATCAAACAAAAAGTTCCTAATAATTTAAAGAATGAATATAGTAAAGCATTATCGATGGTGAGAAAAAATGTATTAGTATTATATGATACCAAAGATAATCTAATCATCAAAGAATTTTGTAACAAATACGATAATGAAGTAGGAAATCAACAGGATTCTTATCAGCAATATCGTATTGGAGTTTCTAAGTTATGTAAAAATAAATCCTTACAGAGTTCAAGTGGTTCTTTAATGGACTTGGATAAAGAGAGTACAAAGGTAACAGGAGTTCCAAAGACACTTCAGAATGATTATGTTCATGCACAGGGTCTATGGATGTATACAAGAGAGAACGAAAATCTTAAAATATTTTTCAAACAACAGATTTCTTTAACTTTATATGGATTAATGTCAAAGAAAGGTGCAAAGGTTTTTTATTCTAAAGGCAAAGAAATGATAACTGAGAGTGCATTTGTAAAAGAATTTAAGGATAGTAATAATAAGAGTAAACTTGCAAAAGTTGCTTCCGCTCCATTTATTCTAATAGACTGATAGTTTGAAAACTGTCACACCACCTCTTCACAGGGGTGGTTTTTTATTGTATAATAAGTCCATAGTTCACTACACACCAGTGACCATCACTCTTCGTCCACACCAAGAAACTGCTCTTAATGCCATGCTGAAGCATGATAAGGGTCAGGTGATTGTTCCCACTGGTGGTGGTAAGACCATGTGCATGATACAGGATGCACTGGATCACTTTGCCATTCATGATGCTGGCATCATCGTTGTAGTTGCTCCTCGTATCCTGTTGGCACAACAGTTGTGCTCTGAGTTCTTAGAGCACATTGAGATGGTTGCTGTTCTCCATGTTCACAGTGGTGAAACAGAGCACTTTAGCACTACAAAATCCTCTTACATCAAACGGTGGAGTGATCAGGCATACCGTAAGCAACTGATCTTTACCACCTACCACTCTCTTCACAGGGTTCAGGAGTCTGGTATCAACGCTCATACCATCTACTTTGATGAAGCACACAACAGTGTCAAGAGAAACTTCTTTCCTTCTACTGAGTTTTTCAGTCATAATGCTGATCGTTGCTATTTCTTTACTGCGACTCCGAAGCATTCTGTTACTATTTTCAAACCCGGAATGAATGATACTGATGTTTATGGTCAGGTGATTTGTAATATTCCAGCTCCTAAACTGGTTGAGCAAGGATACATTCTTCCCCCTAAGGTTGTTGTCAATGAGTTGCCGCAGGGTGATTTCAAAATGTCTGATTGTGATAATTTGATTTCTACCATTGATGATAATTCTTTGGGTAAGATTTTGATTGCAGCACGGTCTACAAAACAGATTATCAATCTTCTGAGTGAGTCTAATTTTCGTAATGAATTAGCACAACGTGGTTATTCATGTATGCATATCACATCTAAGACTGGTGCAATTATTGATGGAGAAAAAGTTGACCGAGAGATGTTTTTCAATACTTTGAATGCATGGGGCAAAGATCCTGAGAAGAAGTTTGTTGTTCTTCATCACTCTATTCTATCTGAAGGTATCAATGTCAGTGGACTTGAAGCAGTGCTGTTCATGCGTAATATGGACTTTGTAGGAATTTCTCAGAGTATTGGTAGGGTTATTAGGTTAGGTGTCTCTTCTAAGACCTTTGGGTTGATCTGTGTGCCTGTTTATGATAAGGTAGGCATCAATACGGCAAAGAGTGTTCAAAGTGTCGTAGAGACGATTTTTGAGAAGGGTGAACCTGCCGTATCTGTCATCCGTCGTTAATCTATGGGCAACGCTAGTTACGCGTGTAAGTCCCACATTTATGCTACATTCAAATCGTTATGAATGCTCTTTCAAACATTCTCTATCCACAGGAAGAAAAAGTGACCAACGCAACAATGCAACAACACTTCATTGATCACCTTGAGAGAAGTGTTGATTGGAATAAAGTATTTGGTGTTGTGGATTCTCTCTATAGTGATGATGGATTCACCAGCAATGCCGATAATTTCACCCGTGCAACTGCCGTAGAACGAGCACTTGACAAGTTTTCTGGTCTTGTGAGAGTCGATAAAGACGGATATGACTTCATGTATGGTGAAGATAAGATTGAGTTGAAGATGGGTAAAAATCTGTTTCAAAAAACCAATCCATTTGCAACTAAAAAATTCAAAGTAAAATCTTTTCTGAGTGAAAAGAAAACTATTGAAGATTATCGAACACAAAAAACTTTTGACTACATGCTAGTTCTTGATCTTACAGCACGTCGTGTTGTGGTAGTTGAGGATGAGTACGCACGATCTCTTTATGAAGAGGGTGCTGATGGTGCAATGATCAAACTTGACATCGGCAACTATTTTGAATGTGAAATCGGAACTGTGGAACCAGTTGTGCCACCTACCAAACTGTCCTCTACTATTGAGAAATGCATTGAAGACTACCTCAACTTCTGATATAATACAAAGGTAATCAAAGGAACACCACCATGAAATGCAAAGTCGAACTCTATGTTGCTGGTAAAGTCTTCTATGAGACTGTTCATGCCCGTGACTATCAAGAAGCAAAAGAAGTAGCACTGGCACGTAATCCTAATGCTACTGTTGTTTCTGTCAATGCTTCTTTCTTCTAATAATGATACACCCACTGACTGAAGAGATTTGTCGTAAAATCATCACTCGTTCTACTGACTCCATTTTTCTGAACGCATCAATGCGTGCCACCGCTGATTGGCAGTTAGCACAATGTCTTAATTACATTCGTCTCACTTATGGTGACGAAGCAATGGTTCCTTTCATGGAAGCAATGCGACCAACACAGGAGAACAACTGATGTTTAATCATTTTCTAACATCCAAGTACCGAGTAGTAACCCACCATTACAGTACTTATCTTTCTAATCACTCCATTGTTTATAAACCTCAATATAAGTCCAGATTTTCTTTTTTTTGGAAAGACTGTTTTGGTGGTAAATCATACCCCTTTGAATATGAAAAGGCATTGAGAATTTGTGCTGAACATAAAAGATCATGCAGAGAACCTGTTTATATTGAATATACCATTGATCAATTATCAAAAAACACTACTAATGACTAAGTTTCTCAAACCTCATGTAAGTAATCAGAGTCTCCTGAACCCAAAATCAGGAGACCCTGACGGTTTTGTATCTAAAGATGGAATGTGGGCTGCTGTTCCACT